TAATCTATGGCGTCAGACAGGTAGATGTTTTGCCACCTCATGGCGGGGTGGCCAAGATCATACATTCCGCTTTCTGACGGCGATACGGCTCCGGCTGTTTGCAGAACGCCGTAACCGTGAAGTGTATTTGTGTTAACGCCCAGCTTGGGACTTTGCAAGTCTCCAAACAGAAGGGGAGTGAGGCCTGCTCCCGACGTATTATCACAAACTCCGCTCTCGTCTAGGTTGTGACTTCCCAGATAAAAGTTATAGCTAGAGTTTGTATCTATGTAATATCCTGCGCCGTGACCAATAGCAATATTGTAGCTTCCATGCTTATTACTTCTTATAGCATGGGGGCCAATGGCGACATTACCTGAACCAAAGACATTATTGGCTAGCGCCTGATAACCTAGAGCGGTGTTGTTGTCCCCGTACAGGTTGCAACTCATAGCATATGAGCCGACAGCGGTATTTGAGAAGCCGTCGTAGTTATGGGACAGTGCAGCAAACCCGACTGCAACGTTATCTGTGCTGCTATAGCCAGCTAGATGAAGATTTTTGAGCGTATCAACGCCAGCTTTTGTACTTCTGGTGTCAGGAGTAGCAAAGTTGAGAGAATCTAGATAGTTATCATCCGTGAATAGATGTACGGAATCTATAATGTCCAGCAGATTATGCCTGACATCATTGGGAGAGACCGCACCCGTAGCGTTATCGGGTATCTCTCGCTTGATATTATCTATTAACTGTAGCTTGCCTACAATCATTATCTTGCGCCCTACTTGAAGCTAATTTCTAGAGTTCCCATGTCAAACTTGACATTATCGCCAGTGTAGATAACTCGCGGGTTGGTCAACTGAGCGTGCATTAGCATGTTGCCAGAACCAAAAGTGCTGCTATCTAAAATAGCTACTCCAGAAACCCAACCCCAATCGTGCAGAGCAGAGGTGAAAATAATTTGTCCACTATTTCTAATGACGCCACTACCGGCCTCAATATCTGCATCTACGTGACTCCACGTATTGTCCCCCACTGAAGATGGAGTACCAAGATCGACTCTAGCATAACCAGTTCCAGACCCATTAATTCCGGTTGGAAGCTCGTATATGGTAGATCCCGTCATGGAATCAGAATTGACACCGCTAGTTAGGGCTACAGAGATATTTGCTGGCTTGGCAAAGGAACCATCCCTAAATATGTGATTTAGAAGGCCTGATTCCAAGTAATCAGAGAGTGCGGCCATAGTAAACTCCTATCATGATAGTCCTAGAAGAGAAAGCTTTCTATAGTTATATACACATAAAAAAAGAGCCGCCCCGTGTTATTTCGGGACGGCTCTTAACAGGGCTAGTCAGTCTTCTACCTAGAACGAGCCAAGAATAACTCGTCTGTTGTCCAGAACACCAAAGCCAAGCTCGGCCCATCCATAGAAACCGGCTCGTTGCTGACGGTGCAGGATAGGATCTTCAAAGACTTCCAACTCCTGCTTGACAGGCATGACGAAGCTGTCGCTAGCGGACTGGTCTAGTCCCACGACAAGCTCAAGGTCAGAAGCTTCAACCGCGCCGCTAAGCTCGTTAACGAAGAAGTTCTGATACTCTTGACTTTCGCCAAGCTCATCAAGGTCGTGCAAGTTCACACCAAAGATTCTAGTGATCGGAGCGCCGCCTTCACTAGCAGTGTAAATCTCACGACGTGTCACTTCGTCAATCTGGTCGAGGCCCCAGTTACGCACATCTTCAAGGGCTTCAGGACTAACATACATGTCTGTCAAACGACCACGACTTAACGAAGCACTATTACCACCAGAGTTCCGACGCATGACAGTTTGCATCAAAGAGACGAGTCTCTTCGAGAACATACCGGCAGTCGCATCAGCATCGTAAACCAAGATGTTACGATCAACACCAGCGGCCAAAATAGTATGCCAACCATCGTCATTCATCTTCTTGACGAAGCCAGCTTCCATCACTTGCATAGCACGACCAACAATATCCCAGCGAGCCTCTCTGGCATAGCGTAGGAGATAGTCGATTGAACTCGTGATGCTATAGGTGGGAATCATCACGAAGTCGCTCTCGACGGCTCGCTCAGGAATCCTACCATGACCGGGATTGGTGTAAGCAATGTGCTCACCCTCTGTACCCGGAGAAATCAGGTCCATTGGAAACTCCGTTGAGCTTCCGGGTTCAACTGCGATAGTTTCAAAGATATCGCCCAAAATATTTCCAACCAAAACGCCCTTACGTAGAGGCAGTTCTAGAGCCTTAGCAAATTCACGCTGTGCCGGAAGGGCCACGTCAATGTCGCTATCTCCAGACTTGCGAAGCAACGCAAGGAATTCTTCACTTGGTCTGTTTTTAGTAGCCATTATGTATTCTCCTTATTTTTTATAGTTGCTTACTTAGCTAACATTTCCGTGGTTAGGAAGATTAACTTCAACCTTGCAATAGCCGTCCTCGTCTTTTGACGAAAGAAAACGACCAACAGCGAGGTTACCAGAGCCATCTGCATCCATTGCTGAATTCTGAATCACTCCAGCGTCTCCAACAAAAGCAACTTCACCAGCGGCAGGACTACCAGAGATATTACTGGTCACAACCCAACCTTTACGTAGGACAGTCACTTTGCCACCCTTTTGCACTTCATCTTTGAAGTGGTTCAGGTGGGTTCGAGTTAGATCCTTGTTAACCACGTCATTCAGAAGAATACCAACAGGCACCTTCGCATTTGTAATAGTCGTCACATATTCGACTAAGTTTACGCCCTGATCCATTGCAGAACCAGAACCAGCCGTACCGTGACAAACCACTCCACCACGAGTAACCGCGCCAGCGTCATAAAAGAAGCTGATATCAGTTTGAAGTTCGTGTCTATCTGCTTTTAGAGCCATTTTAAAGTCTCCTATTCATAGAGATATTTATTTACTTGTTAAGAACGTTGTCTTCAAGCCACTCGGCCACTTGGGCGCGGGTAGACTGTAGCTCGTCCCCTTCTTCGGCTGCATCAACAAGAGTAGCTTCAGTAGATTCTACCTCGTCAAAGATTTCCTCTGAGACTTCAGCTTCAGCTTCGTCGTCAGTGGTATCTTCCTCAGCAGCCTCGTCAGTAGTTTCGGCCACGGCATCTTCTGCCACGACTTCTTCCACTGTATTTTTTTGAGTCCATTGAGTAACAATTGCATCAAAGGCTTCATCATCAAGCGCTTCGTAAAGAGCCAAGGATTCCTCGGCTTCATCATCACCAAAGCCCGCCAAAACCAAACTAGCTAGACGTTTTTGAGTCTGCTCTGCCTGCTTCATAGCGTCCATAGCCTGAACGGCCTCACTGAGGTCTTCGTTCTTTTGGGCAAGCTCGTCTTCAAGCTCAGCAATTCTGGCCTGATTCGTCTTGATGGTCTCATCCAGACCGGCAATAGCTGCCTCGTCTGTTCTGCTTGCTTCTTCAAAAGCTGCAATCGTAGCGGCAAATTCGTTATCTTTTGCCTCTTCGATGTTCTGCTTCATAGCTGAATTCTCTTCCTTGGCGGTAGCGAGTTCAGCCTGAAGATCAGCAACCTGCTTCTCCAACAGATTTAGATTATCTGACATTTTAACATCTCCTATTGAAATATTGGTAAGTATGTCGTTGTCATCAACAAGAAAAGCCTTGCTAGAATTAAAGATAACACTTCTAGGATTGGCAGGCCTTGAGACAAGCCCCTTTCCCGAAAAAGAAATGTCTCTCAAAGCTCTCCCAACCTTGTGTCCTTCGTATTCGCCTGTTCCCCCGTAAGCACGCAAGTGCTTAGTAAGGAACGCTGAAGTCTCATTTCGTTGTACCAATTTTGAGTTTCCCTCGGGGTCAATAAGGGCATAATCAAAACCTGCAAACAAACACTCCATAGAAACGAACCACTTTCCTTCCTCTACCTCAGCAATAAGTTGCTGCATCCTTTCTCTGTTGGCTGGCTCCGTCCAGCTATTGTACAGTACGGCTTCAGTTATAATGTCGAACTGGCTGGGTGATTCAGCGTCTCCCACAATCCTGTTGCCCAGACCGTCGATTATATAACTGCCAGTAATGTGCCCGATGATGTCGTTTTCATCGTGCATGAAATTGAACTGCTTGTCTTCCGGGGTGTTCCTAGCGGCCCAAGCAACCGCAGGCTCAAAAACATCGTCGTTCTTATTCCACCCTGTAGAAACGAGGACGGACTCTAGGTAGTATAGGTCAATCTGATCAGGATTACTTTTACCACTTAGAACTTTGCGGATCTTTTCTGTGTCAGAATCTTCCTTAAGAGACACACTGGCTTGGGTGCAGTATGCAACACTGTTGGACTCTGAAACTAGATCGGCAACGCCGTCTTGCGTTTCTTGTGCGTATATTTTAATGCTTTTTGTCATAATAACCTCTAACAGTATATACACAAATTGTTTTAAATATTGTAAGCCGTGCTTTTCTCAATACTCCAGATACTCTAAATATAGTCCTATAGCATGTTTTCTATAGGGTTCAATATTCATGCTCTGCGTATTGACCCCTTGGTCGTCAAGCATCTTTTTGAAAGCTGCCGGGGCTTGAAGGCCGCCGGATAGGGCGGCGTGGACAATATCTGTGGTCACAGGAGCAAGCAATTCTAGGTTGACAAAAACGTCCAGCTTAAGTTTTTCTAAGTCCGAAATATCAGACTTGGTAAGCTGTCTTAAGTTCTTCTTATTTTTAATATTGAGGAAGGCGTCGTTAACAACTTCGGACACTTTCTGAAAAGCTTCTTCAGACCACACGACCATTTCAGCGAGTCCGGGTTTTGACCTCGGCTTATCGACACGCTTCTTTCTTGGGTCTTTGTCGTTAGAAAACTTTGGCCTACCACCATCAGGATTTTTACTCTTTTTCTTCTGTCCGGGTGGACCGCCAGACGGGCCTGCCGGTTGTGGCTTAGGAAATTTTCTATCGATCAGTTCTTTTGAATCCAAGGTAGTCTCAACGCCCACGTCTTCAGGGGTTACAACTCCTTGCTGCAAGGCAATCTTTTGCAAGTCATGCTCCCGCTCAGCGTTATGGAACGGCCCGGCCTTTTCAGGTGAGTCATCTCTATCTCGGTTTTTAACTTCTCTCTTTAGTCTAATTTTTTCTACCCCCGGAATTTCACTGAATCGTTCTAGTAAGGTTTCGTGACTAATAATGTCTCGATCCGCTAGCTGCAATAAGAGATTCTTTTCGGAAGCTTCGTCAGCGAGATTCATCTGATCAAAATGCACATGGGCTGGTTTTCTAAAACCCATAGCCTTTCTGACAAGCTCAACTTCTTTTTGCCAAAACTTTACCAGTAAATCTCGCCCATATTGCAGTCTCTCGACCAAGGTTTTTAAAGAGATGAAGTTATTAGTAAACCCGCCGCTTTGACCGGCAACGCCAGTGAGTGTTGGCGGAACACCAAGACCTGCATAGATACTATTAAGAACGGCTGAGTACTTCTCAGAACCCAAGAACTTATAGACTTCACTATGGGATTCTGTAAAGCTAAGCTCTGGCCCCCAAACCAACTCCATGGTGCCACCACCAACATTGCTGGTTAATATATCTCTGAGCTTGTTGATTGCCGCCTTATTGGGTAGAATCTTATGATCAAGATTTCCCAAGGTCCAAAGTCGAATATTAGAAATGGCTCCGTCTAGGGCAGATAGATCAGCGAGGCGCATCTTTTCTAGCATTACGATGTCATCTAAAATGGCATAGATCATAGGCTTGGCCCACTGCAACCAATCATCTTTCTTATAGTATGCTATAGCCAGTCTATCGGGATCAAGAGGTATAATTTTGTCTCCGCGCTTGATAGCTCTTTTGGCTTGAGGGGGAAGGGTGTCTAGAATGTGAGCGGGAATATCTCCGCTCTTAAAATTGTCATGGATTGTTCTTGCTGTAATGGTAAAGTTTTTCTTCCCCATGAAAAGTGCCAACTGGCCATCTTTGCTGTCTACGGTTAGTGGATTAAAAAAGTTGTACCGCCAAGGGATCACGTTATCGTTAATGGGCGGAAGTTCAACTTTAATGTCGTCGCCCAGCGTCTTCATGTATCTTTTTAGTTCCGGCGTTATCAGGGCATTGCTGCGATACATGATCACGTTACCGGCCCTATAGAGGTTGTTAAGAAACCGTTCTGACCTTTCCTTGCCATCAATTTTTCTAAACCACTGCTGATAAAATTTCTCTACGCTTTTATCCTCATGAATTAGATTAATTCCTTGGCTTCCGAAGTCCCCCATTAGATCGATAACATTGCGTATAATTCCAACTTTGTCGTAGGCATCCATACACATTCTAATAATGCGCTTTTGCTCACTTGGAACCTGTTCGTCTGGACGAAAGGCGTGATAGTCAGACCCCCTAAAAGGAGGCCTTACACTGCGGCGATCCTCTACGTCGGTAAAACTGGTATAATGGCTACCACGAGATTTAGTAATCCCATCATACGAGCTAATGCTTTCTGAGAACTCCCGCATGGCGTTGGCTTTACCGTCCTCGTCGGACCAAGTAATCAGCCCATTGTCTTCGCTCATTTTATTTCACCTAAAACAATTGGAATGGAGTTGAACTGTTATCATAATTATACACGATCTAGTAGATATCTTTCATGCTGTCGGTGAACCAGTTAGGGCCAGAGAAAAGGTCTTCCCCTTCCTTCGGCTTATACTTGCCACCATAGCCTGCAAACCCTCCATAGAATTCGTACTCTTCTGGCGTGGGGGTTCTTTGTAAAATTCTCGCCGCCATATTTGCCATTAGCAAAGCTGAGTACCTATCCTTTCTAAGCTTACTTTTCTTGCCAGTTCCCACAATAACTTCGGGGGTATCCCACCGATCACGGCCACTTGGAGTCTGGCTCATTTCTATCATAGAAAGCTCATCTTTAAGCTCCTCAACATCCATGACGCACTCTTCTAGCGTATCAAATATGCGACTCTTGATAGAGTCTTCACTGTGAGATAAGCCTAGGCTAACAGAATCGAAGAATGGAAATAGCAAGGCTTTATCTTCAAAGTCTTTGCGAAGTCCATGATTCGCTTCGGACAGCCAATCGTACTTTGCAAACTGGCACATTTCTAGGATGTGCAATCCGCGCTCATCGTCTGTATCAGCTTCTTTGTCTTCATCTATAACCGGCCAGATGGCAATCTCCCCTTCTTGTATCTTGTCTGCGTCATGCAAAGACTCCATGACAGCAATACCGCCGCCCTGTGCGTCCATCGCAATGTGCTCACAGGGAAACAACTTCATTAGGTCTCTAATTTTTCTAGCACAGTATGCGTAAAAGTCTGTTTCTTTAGCATAGCCCTTCTTAACCCGCTCTCGGTGATTCGACCTAGTGGTTGTCCAACAATGAACTATACGCCTATGAGCCGGGTGAAGCTCAAGAACTACTATGCTAAAGTTGTCTACCTCGGATGCTGGATCTACACCATATATATACCTTTTTTTAGGACTCCCTATGAGGGTGGCCTCAAAGTGTATATCGTTCCCTTGATGGTCTTTAATGGCGCTATCTGTACTTATTACACACGATTCGATCAAAGACCTTTTGAAGAACCCTTGAGAATCTCTAGTGAAGCACGCCCC